ATTTATCCGCGCTAAATTGCGTATTAAGGTTGTTTTGAACGGAACACCTTTCCAGTATGGTATGATGCGTGTGCATTATTCACCTCTGGAATCTTTGATTGGGGATAAGGTTAGGCAACCACACAATGCTTCTCCTATTCCTTCTCTGTGTCCCTATTCACAGCAACCTGGTTTTTATGTGTACCCTCAGGCCAATGCAGGTGGTGAGATGGTTCTTCCATTTCTCTACAATCGCAATTGGCTTGATATTACCACAGCTGCTCGCGTGAATGAGTTTGGTAACCTTCGTTATACGATTTACTACCCTCTTTCTACTGCTGCAACTGGTGGTACTACCACGGTAACTGTGCGCACTTATGCTTGGATGGAAGATGTGCATCTTATGGGTTCTACCCTTAAGTTGACACTTCAAGCCAAGGATGAGTATGGTAATGGTCCAGTTTCTAGACCAGCTTCGGCTGTAGCATCATTGGCCAGTGCTCTTACACATATTCCCTATATAGGGAAATTTGCAAGAGCAACGGAGATTGGAGCTTCCGCAACCTCTCAACTAGCATCTTTATTTGGTTATACCAATGTGCCAGTTATTGAGGATGTGAAAGCCTATCAACCAATGAATGCTCCTTTTCTGTCATCTGCACAGATAGGTACACCATTACAGAAGTTATCTCTGGATCCTAAACAAGAATTATCAATTGATCCAGCACCACATGGTGTGGGAAGTCATGATGAACTTTCCTTGTCTTACTTGAAAACCAAGGAGAGTTGGTATGGAGCCACTTCATGGTCTACTTCAGACATTAATGGTACTCTACTTTTTTCTAGTTTAGTAACTCCTACATTGAATGTGCGTGATAATATTTTTAACCAAGCCGGAACAGTACAGGTTGGTAACCGAGTGTGGCATACACCTCTTTCTTGGTTATCTACTATGTTTTCGTGCTGGCGAGGTGATATCATTATTCGTTGTAAGATCATTTGTACAAAATTTCATAAAGGTCGTTTGAAAATTTCTTACGATCCCGTGTATGATGTGGGTACTAATGATCCACCTGAAAATTCTGTCTATACACAGATTCTTGATATTGGTGAGAATGATGATGTGGAATTTCGTATTCCTTATCACCAAGCTCTTGCTTGGTTAAATATGCGACCAATGAATGTAGACGCTTGGTCTCCGGGTCTTGCGGTTCCTCCGCTGGTCCCTGATCAAGCTTTCACTAATGGTCTATTGACTGTACGGGTACTTACTGCTCTGACTGCTCCAGTTTCTGGATCAATCGGTTTGCAATTCTTTGTGCGCGGTGCAGACAATTTTGAACTTGCCAACCCAATTGAGCGTGTTGCTCCTTTGAGTGGACAAGATTCTAATGCTAATGCTATCCCAAGTTTCTTTGATCTTCAAGCAGAAGATAAAGTTGATATTACTACAACTACAATCTGTTTGGGTCCACCTGCTACTGTTTTTCCGGAGAGATTTGGATTGAATTTTGGGGAAGCTATTTCATCACTACGTACCCTATGTCATAGGGCTATGGTGACTGATATAGTACCCATTCTTACTCCTCTTACCGGTAGCGCTCAAATCTTTAATAAGATTTACAAGCGTATGCCGTATACTCCTGGATATCAACCAAGTTTTACAATCACTCCAGCATTACGACAAATTCCCACAGCAGGTGGTACATTTGGTTATGCCTGGAATCAGATGCATATTATGCCTTATGTAGCAGCACCTTTTGTTGGTTTCCGTGGTAGCACAAACTACTACGTAACTGTAGAAGGTGATAGTTATGGTTTTGTGGATGATATTCGTGTAGCACGACTTACGAACGCCAGTACGAATAACACTACTAATACCTATGGTCAATTAGGAACTGCATTGAATTTGGCACCAACAAATGCTGCGGCAGCAGCTTTCTACGGTGCCAATTCTACGGTTATCCCTGGTTGGGGAGGTATGGCTACGACTTCCAATCGTACCAATTCTTCCCTAACTTTTAATCTTCCAGATTATAATAATTACAATTTTTCTTTTGTTTCACCATCTCTCTATATGAGTGGTAGTGCAGCAGATGGAACAAAGTACCAGGGGGCCAAATTGGGTGTTACATTTAAGAATAAAAACACTGGTCTTGATAATGGGCAACAGGCGGTTAATATCGTTACTGAAGCCTCTGCAGGTCCAGATTTTACATGTTTGTTTTTCTTGTGTGTACCTACCATGGATTATTCCGTGGTTAATCCGTCACCTGTTTAAGGTGTCGTAACCCTCTCGGTGAGGGGATTAATATCCCGAGATTTGATCTTTGATCATCTTATAAATGAATAGCTATTCAGGTAATTTTCCTCTTTAGCGATCCTATTTTCTATTTGGAATCTAGGTTTTACTCTATTTGAGTCGCAGAATCAACTGCGTGAAGAAATTAGAAAAAGGATGATCCGGTACAGTCGGCTCCTTCCGTATTTATTACATTAAATACGGTTTTTAAAGTTCAACTATTGAGTGTTGAGGTTCTTGTTTGGTTTTTCCAGGTGCGCCTCGCGCGCCTGATTTTTTACGAACAAAGTTGTAACCTTTTCACTTGATACTGTACAACTCTTGGACAGTATCAAGTGAAAAGGTTACAACTTTGTTCGTAAAAAATC